ACCAACGTAAGCAGTTGCTTGATGGTGATTGGGATATTAAAGAAGGTGCTGCTTTTACTGAGTTTGATAGGAATATTCACGTTGTTGAGCCTTTTTCAATTCCAAGAAATTGGGTTAAATTTCGTGCTTGCGATTATGGTTATGGCTCTTATAGTGGTGTGTTGTGGTTTGCTGTTTCTCCAGACGAGCAGATTATTGTATATCGAGAGTTGTATTGTAGCAAAGTACTTGCCACAGATTTGGCAGATATGATATTGGATGCTGAAGCTGATGATGGAAATATTAAGTATGGGGTTCTGGATAGTTCTCTTTGGCATAAACGTGGGGATACTGGTCCTTCTTTGGCTGAACAGATGATTATGAAGGGGTGTAGATTTAGACCTTCTGATAGAAGTAAAGGCAGTCGTGTATCTGGAAAGAATGAAATACACAGAAGATTACAAGTAGATGAGTTTACAGAAGAACCAAGATTAGTATTCTTTAATACTTGTACTAATATGGTATCACAATTACCAGCTCTACCATTGGATAAGAAAAATCCTGAAGATGTAGACACAAGAGCAGAAGACCACTTGTATGATGCATTAAGATATGGTATAATGTCAAGACCACGATTTAGTATATTTGACTACGACCCTATGGGCAGACCTAATAGTAGTATGCCTGTAGCAGATTCAACCTTTGGATATTAAAATGGCAGAAGATAATGAAATAAATATAGAAGATGATGCGATAGCATTGGATGATGTAGAAGATACAGCAGTAGCCGATGTAGGAGTATCTAGTTTAGCAAATTATGTTACTAGTAAATTTGAGAAATCAGAAGATAGTAGATATGAAGATGAACAAAGATGGGTTCGTGCTTATAGAAACTATAGAGGTTTATATGGTCCTGATGTACAATTTACAGAAGCAGAAAAATCAAGAGTATTTATCAAAGTAACTAAAACAAAAACGTTGGCTGCATATGGTCAAATCGTGGATGTTTTATTTGCAGGTGGTAAATTTCCTGTGAGTATAGAACCCACAGAGTTACCAGAAGGAGTAAAAAAAGATGTTAATTTCGACCCTAAAGAACCTCCAGAACTACGTAACCAAGATTCTTCAATGGAATCTCCTTATGGTTTTAACGGTGACGGTAAGGAACTACCTAGAGGAGCTACTGCACAAAGTCTGCAAGATGGTCTTGGTCCTTTGGAAGAAAAGCTTAGTGAAGTTGAAAACCTTAAAGAAGGTGTTGGCGAAACTCCGACAGCGATAACTTTTAGTCCTGCTATGATTGCAGCTAAGTCTATGGAAAAAAAGATAATAGACCAACTGCAAGAATCAGGTGCTACTAAACATTTAAGAAGCACAGCATTTGAGATGGCATTATTCGGAACAGGAGTAATGAAAGGACCTTTTGCGGTAGATAAAGAATATCCTAATTGGGATGGCGAAGGCGAATACAATCCTAAGTTTAAAACTGTTCCTCAAGTAAATCATGTATCTGTTTGGGATTTCTACCCTGACCCAGATGCAAATAATATGGATGAAGCACAATACATCATAGAACGACACAAGATGTCACGTAGTGATTTACGTGCTTTAAAACGTAGACCATACTTCCGAGCTAACGTTATTGATGAAGCTATTAATGCTGGTGAAAACTATACAAAGAAGTACTGGGAAGATGACTTAACAGACTATGACCAAGACAGCTACGTTGATAGATATGAAGTACTAGAATATTGGGGTATGATTGAAACCGAAATGCTTTTAGACCAAGAAGTAGATGTACCAAAAGAATTACAGGACTTCGATGAACTACAGGCAAATATATGGGTATGTAATGGCAGACTACTAAGAGCAGTATTAAATCCATTCAAACCTTCTACAATACCTTACATGGCAGCTCCATATGAATTAAATCCGTATTCATTCTTTGGTGTAGGTCTAGCTGAAAACATGGATGACACACAGACACTTATGAATGGCTTTATGAGAATGGCTGTAGACAATGCTGTGCTATCAGGTAACTTGCTTATAGAGGTAGATGAAACCAACCTAGTTCCGGGGCAAGATTTATCTGTGTATCCGGGCAAAGTCTTCAGAAGACAAGGTGGTGCTCCGGGTCAAGCTATCTTCGGTACTAAGTTTCCTAACGTATCAAATGAGAACTTACAACTGTTCGATAAAGCTAGAGTACTTGCTGACGAGAGCACAGGACTACCTTCCTTCTCTCATGGACAGACAGGTGTACAAGGTGTAGGTAGAACGGCATCAGGTATATCAATGTTAATGAACGCAGCAAGTGGTAGCATAAAAACAGTTATTAAAAATGTAGACGATTATTTACTTAAACCCCTAGGTGAAGGATTATTTAGATTTAATATGCAATTTGATTTTGACCCTGCTATACGTGGTGACTTAGAAGTTAAAGCACGTGGAACAGAAAGCTTAATGGCTAACGAAGTAAGGTCACAAAGATTAATGCAATTCTTACAGACTGCATCAAATCCTGCACTTGCACCTTTTGCGAAGTTTCAATACATTATTCGTGAGATTGCAAAGGCTATGGATTTAGACCCTGATAAAGTAACCAACAATATGGATGAAACAGCACTCCAAGCTGAGCTACTAAAACAGTTCCAAGGACCACCACAGCAACAACAGCAAGGTGCTCCGGTTCCGGGTTCAAACCCAATGGACACATCAGGAACAGGCGGTGGTATCATAGGTACAGGACAAGCACCTGTTCCGGGAGAGCAAGGATTTACAGGAGTACCGCAAGGTGGACAAGGACAACCTCAAGCAAATACTGGGCAACCTCAAGCCGATGGTCAACCATCAGCACCAATTCAATAAGTATTTAGATGCGGTCATAGACCAACATCATAAAGCAATAGAACAGACTAATGATATGACTATTGTATATAGAACGCAAGGTGCTATAACAGCACTACGTAGATTAAAACTATTAAGGGATGAAGTAAATAGTGGCAACACAAACTGATGAAATGTTATCTAAATATCTTGTACCTGTAGAAGAGGAAAAAGATAGTGCTTTTGATTTTAGTATTGACCAAGCACAAAGATTACTAGGTAAAGGTGTAGAAGTAGCAGGAAAGTTTACTGGTATTGAAGGCATGGAACAGTTTGGTTCTGACGTTGTTGCTCAACAAGAAAAAGATATAGAAGAAGGTGGTTATACACCTGAATATCAAGGCAGTCTACGAGAAGCTTATCAACAAGGGGGTATTGACAATGCTCTTGGTTGGTTAAAAGAGAAATCCATAGAAAACGTTGTATCAAGCGGTACAGCGATAGTTGGTACAGGTTTGGCTGCAATCACTGCTCCATTCAGTATACCTGCTTCCTTGGCGATTACAGGAGCTACAATAGGCTCTTCAGTATTGATGGGTGCAGGTGAATCAGCACAGGAGATGGAGGACAAGACAGGCACATATGATGCTAACGTAGCTGTAGGTGTAGGTGCTCTTGTTGGTATATTAGATAAGTTTGGAGCAGGTAAAGTAATACCTAAAGGTAAACTGTCTAATATGACAGGTGAAGAGTTAATTACAGCTTTAGCAAAAGCAGGTAAGCCTGAAGCAGGTAAAGCAATAGCTGCTCGTATAGGTAAAGCTACAGCAGGTGAAGCAGGAACAGAAGCACTACAAGAAAGTGCTATCATGGGTGGTGCAGCACTTACAGGTGGCGAATATACAGGCATGGAGATTGCTGACAAGATTATTGATTCAGCAGCTTTGGGTGGCACTATGGGTGGTGCTACAAGAGGTGCAGGAGAACTTGTAGGTGTAGCAGGCAGAACATCTCCATCATCTGTAGTTGATAAAGCTAAAGGACAGATGGAAGATATATTCAGAGGTCCTGACGATACTAGTGGATTAGCACTAGCAGGTGATGTGCCTAGCGGTGCATTACAACAGAAACAACAAGAAGATGAAACGACTGCCAAAGCACAGATAGATGAGATGATGATAGGTGAAGGCACGGTATCAGGAGATGAGGGTGCTAAACAGTGGCGAGAAAAAGCGAAAGAAGCCTATACACAAAGCATGTCTGATATACAAGAAGATGCAGACACAAATGTTTTAGAAAGCGATTACAGATTATTTCAAAATTTAAAGGATGAAGATAAAAGAAGTATATTTAAAGAAACAGGTGCATACGTAGATGAGATAGATGGACAGATTAAAACAGAGATACCTTCGTACAATGCGGAACTAGATGAAACTGTTTTAAATGATGAGCAGTTTTTTACTAGAGAAAGAACCATGACAGGTCCTATATTTAAGGTAAAAACTTTTGTAGAACAAGCAGACTACCTAGGAATAAATCCTTTTGCAACTAATATGCCTAGATTACGAGTGAGAGATATTTTAAAGTTTCCTGAATTTTATGAACAATATGATAAAGAAATGGTTGGTGAATATGGAGTTACATATCAACCTATAGGAGATATACCTGTAAAGTTAGAAACTAATCGCATGGCAGGTGGTTCATACTCTCCAGCAAAAGACGAAATTTACTTAATGCCTTCGCAAGCTAAGTTTATGAAAGAAACTTTACTACATGAATTACAACACGCAATTCAGCACAGGCATGGTTTTGCACAAGGAGACAGTCCTGTTAGATATTTACCTGAAAATGTAGATACAGCAAAAGCAAAAATACAAAAGGAGATACAACAAGGAGCAACTGAAATTACAGGTAAGCTAAGTTATTCTCCCCTTACTAGAGAAAAATATCGTGAATATAAAGATTCCAATAAGTATACTAATGCAGAAGTTAATGAAAGACTACAAACAATTATTTATGCACTAGCCAATAGAACAGTTTCACAACCCTCTAATGATGCTAGTATAGTAAGTAAAGAGTTATCTAAAAAGAAAATGCCTAAAGTATTACCTTCAACTATTGATGGTCCAGCTATTTCTTATGATGTTCAAAAGGCTTATGAGGATAGTGTAGATGATTTACAAAAATTATACGATGTTTTTTCACCATCGGATAAAGTTAGATTTCTTCAAAAATTTGTAAATTTAAGTATTTTAAATCATCGTTTAGACACCGCAGAAAAAATTGCATCATTGACATATAGATTAGCAAGTGGTGAATTGGAATCTACTAATGTAGAAAATAGACATAGAATTATTTTAGAAAAATATATTAAAGAAGGTAAAAATCCAGATAAAGCATTACGAGAACTATATCCTACGGATACAAGAGGATTGCCTAAGTCTTTTGTAAATTATTTTAGAAGTCCGCAGTATAAAAATATAAGTAAGCTAGGACAGTTTACTGACGAAGAAATATTAGCTCCAGATAATTCATCAGGTTTGTTTGGTTCAAGACGAGATAGTACCGAAAAAATAATAAATTTAAATAAGGCTTTATCTTTTGATACGGAAAACATTGATGACTTTATAAACAAGATAAAAGCACCAGAAGATAAAATAAATAAGTTAAGAATAAATATGGCACTTAGATTATCGCACTTAGATAGAATAGAATCTGTATTTCTTGGTAGTACATCTACAGCCGATAAGCCTATTCAAGATGAAGAAGGCAGGTCAACAGGTAATAGAATGAATTTTTCTACTGCCTTATCAGAACTAAGTGCTAGATTTGACCCTGATTATGAATTTTATAACGAAAGTACACCCATATCACCTCCTAGTTTTGTATTTCCTGCAAAGACAGATAAAGAACAACAACAAAGATTAGAAGAATATGGTGATTTAACAGAAGTTGAAAAAATAGGTAAAATAGTTTCTGAAGTAAAACAAAAATTATTGTCTTCTGGTTTAGATAATATAACAACAGAAATTGAAAAATTGATAGCTTCTTTTTATTTAGGTTATCCTATTAGAGTGGGTGTTGAACCTGAAAACGTTGTAGAATTAGGAATAAAAAGACCTACAGATGTACCAAGCGATGCTATGTCAGCTTTTTTAGTAGCTCCTAATAGTATTGTTAATAAAAAAATAAATGAATACAAGGCTTTGTCTAAAGATAAAAAGCTAAGAAAAAAATTAGATATTGCAGATAAAATAAATTATAAATTTTTATATGGTGTGGATGAATCTATAGAAAATAAAAATGATGATATTTTTAATTTTAGATACACTGCTCCATCAGATTTAGATGAAATAGCAAATTTATATAATAAAATTCAAGAAGTTAAAAAAGAGACTACTCAAGATATTAAGGCAATAGACAATTCATACGGTAACAGTATACTAAATATTGAGAAAAGTATGGTTGGTTATCCAGTAACTGAAGATGACATTGATTCTAGAACAATGTTTATTAATGAAGCTATGAGAAAAGGTGGCACGGAGTTATCAGAAGCAAGAGAAGGAACTGTATCTGATAAAGAACAGGCACTAGAACTATTAAAAAATCCTGATGCCATTACCGAGTGGAAAAAGAATAACAAGGTTAGTAAAGAAGAACTTAAACGTAGAACAACTAGAAAGTACATAGAACAAACAGAAGCCTTACAACAAGGTAAAATGTCAGGTAAAGAGTATAGAGATTTTATACGTACTAATCAACCTGCTACAAAGTTTGAAGCAAACGATTTACCTAATTTATTTGCTAGTTACACAGATGCTGTCGGTGCATTAAAGCCATCATTCTCAGCAAAGGGCATTGTGGGTTTGACAACAGAAATACCTGAAGGTACTATTGTAGATTCTAGGTTAGACATTGATGGTTACAACTTATATAATACATGGATAGCTTCTATCAAAACACCTGATGGCAATAAATATGGTAGAACTGCTGTATTAAAAGATGTTAAGTTTTCTGTATCAGGAAAAAATGCAGTAGATAAAACATTAGCTGTGGCACAAGGCAAAGCAGAGAAGTCTCCATTTGCTGTGATGAAAGGCGAGTGGCAAAATCTATCTGATGAAGAAGCTTATTCACTAGCTGAAACATACATAAATAATCCTGACTATGTTCAGGTAGGTTTTAATCCTGAAAGACATAGTTTCTTTTATCGTAAAGATAATATGATGCCTGTATTTGAAGCACAAGAAGTTGTTCAGATAGGTGCATTAGTATTAGCAAAACTAAAGAAAGAGAACCCTGTAGAACGTATAGGTAAACTTAGAGGACTAAAAATTAAGTCTAGGCAGGATGGTAAACCTGCTATATTTAACGAAGGTGGTATTCCAATGAAAAAAGATATACAAGCTCAACAATTAGAAATGTTTGGTGACGTAGGTAAAATGGCTAAGAAACAAATGCCAAATGACCCTGTATCAGGTAATGAAATACCTAAAGGTTCTGTCGCAGAAGAAGTACGAGATGATATACCTGCACAACTAAGTGAAGGAGAATTTGTATTACCTGCTGACGTTGTTAGGTATCACGGTTTAGAAAAATTAATGAAGCTAAGACAGGAAGCAAAGGGTGGCATTAATATGATGGATAGTATGGGTCAGATGGGTAATTCAGAAGAAGCTACCATGTCTGATGATATGCCATTTAAACCACAGATGGCAGTCGGTGGAGCAGTTCCGGGAATTAATATAACACAGCCAACACAACAAATGGTAAAACCATCTATATATTCAGCACCTAATATACAACCTGTAGTTACACCGCAAGTTGCAGTGCCTACACAGCCTACATATACAGCACAAACTATACCACAATATCAACAGCAACAACCTACTAATACAGCTGCAACACCTAGCTTTGGTGGTCTTGTAGGAGCACCGTTTGGACAGTTACAAGAAAGCACAACAAAAAAATATGTTAACCCTGAAACAGGAGAAGAGTTATATATTCCTTTTGTGAATGGACAACCTATATATCCTATACCTACAGGTTTTAAAGAAGAATCTGAAATTATAAAAGAAGAAGAAAAGAAAGACCCTGTAGCATCGCAAACTAAAACTACACAAGTTACGGATAGTGGTGGCGGTGATGATGGTGGAAGACAAACACCACAAACAAAAGAATATCAGATTGCTAGTACGATGACAGGTAAAAGTGGTTTAGCAGATGCATTTAAAGAAATAGGTAGTTTTTTACTTTCTCCGGGAATTAAAATAGGTGGAGCAGTAGCTAGTGCTCTGTCAGGTAAGCCTGATGTAGAACCTTATGGTACTCCTGATTTTCCTGTAGATGACCCATATGCTACAGCAGCAGATTACGCAGGTACAGGAGTATCTCCTGATTTTATAAATTTAAATGAAGAGTATGCTAAACAAGCAGGATATGCAAGTCTTGCAGACATGAAGGCTAACTTAGGTGGAATAACTCCTACATTTAAAAGAGGAACAAAGCCGGGTGAAGTTAGTATGGATACAGGTTATACATTTAACGCAGCAGGTGAATCTCGTGCTGATGATGGAACAGTAGCATATTCATCTTTTCAAGACTTTGCAGATAATATGAAAGCTAGTGTTAAGAGTGGGTGGCATGGTGGTGCAGGATATACAAAAGCACAGTATAATGCATTATCGGATAAAGCAAAAGAAAACTATAAAAATCACGTTTCTATATTAAGTGATGTAAAGGGTAAAAATATAACCCCTTCATATTTAAAAACAACTGTTAAAGAAACAGGAGTAAAAACTATATTAGATAAAGACGTAAAAAAAGCTACTACAAGTAAAGCGGACAGTCCTACAATTACCCAAGACCCTGCTAAAGAACAATTAAACAATTTAGCTAGGTCTTATGGTATAGACCCAACAGGAAAAGATAAAGCTTATTTAGATACAGTAATAGCAAGTAAAAGACAGGAAAATAGAGCAAAAGCTCAAGCAGCAAATAGACAAACAGGTTCTGGTGTTTACAGCGGAGATAATCAATATTCTATGGGAGATGATGATAATAGTTCTGTTAGTCAAGGTCCATCAGGCTATGAAGGAAGTGGTTTTGGCTCTAGTTTTGCTACTGCAACAGGTGGTTTTATTCAAAGGAAGAATTTACCCAAAGCTAATAAGAAAAAGATGAAGCAAGGTGGGTTGGCTTCAAGACGATAACCCACATAATAACTTGACCACGTGTGTGAGTTATGATATAATGGCTACTTATCCCCCAACAATAACTGGCTACGATAACCCCTAGGAGAAATAGAATGGCTGAAGAGCAAAATACTACAATGGTGAAAGAGAACACACCTAAAAAAACAATGTTTGTAAATAGACCTTATTCTCAAGAAGAGAGAGTAAAGAAAGACGAAGAAGAATTAGAACAGCTAATCAAAGAGCAAAAAGGTGAAGTTGAAACTAGTGAAGAGAAAACGCAGGATGAAGCAGAACCGTCTTCTGCGGAAGAAAGAACTTTTAAAAAACGTTATGGAGACCTACGAAGGCACACACAAGAAAAAGAAAAACAATTTCAAAAACAGTTAGATGATTTGAAAGGACAACTTGAAAGTGCTACAAAAAAAGAAATGAAGTTACCTAAGTCTGACGAAGATATAGAAGCATGGGCAACTGAATATCCAGACGTAGCTCAAATAGTTGAAACTATTGCTATGAAAAAAGCAAGAGAGCAATCTAAAGAATTAGAAGGCAGAATAAAAAAGATAGATGAGATGTCTGCGGAAGCTGTTAAAGATAAAGCCGAAGCAGAATTAATGAAAATTCATCCTGATTTTAATGATATTAGAGATAGCGATGATTTCCATGAATGGGCAGATGAACAGCCAAAATGGGTACAGGATGCACTATATGAAAACGATAATGATGCAAGGTCAGCATCAAGAGCTATTGACCTCTACAAAGCAGACAAAGGCATTGGTAAGGAAACTAAGACAAAGAATGATAAAAGTGCTGCTATGGAAGTTGGCACGAAATCTACGAGAACTAAGGTCGATGCTACGGAATCTAGTAAAAAAATACTTGAATCATCTGTTCAAAAAATGTCTGCTCAACAGTATGAGAAACAAGCTGATGCAATAATGGAAGCTATCAGGTCTGGTAACTTTGTATATGACATATCAGGTTCAGCTAGATAAATTAAAAATAAAGTTGACAACAACGAATTTATGTATATAACTATACATAACTAGAAGTGTAACACAACCTCACGTTCCCAAACTGAATACTTGTGTTGCACTTTAAACTACACTTTAGAGATTACCCAATTATGTGAGCCTACACAGGAATAGCTATCCTACGTACAACCTCAACGCATGAATGGTCCTTATAAAGTAAATGACTAAAACTATATAGTACACATTCTGTGTACATTTGAGAAATGTTTAAGGAGATTAAAATGGCATTTTCAGCAGCAGCTGGTTATGGTAATCTACCTAACGGTAATTTTAGTCCTATTATTTACAGCAAACAGGTGCAACTTGCGTTCCGTAAGTCATCTATCGTTGATGCAATCACTAATAATGATTACTTCGGTGAGATTGCTAATATGGGCGATTCCGTTAAGGTTATCAAAGAACCAGAAATAACAGTTAAGGCATATGAGAGAGGAACTACTATTACTCCTCAAGACCTTGATGACGAAGAATTTTCACTTAATATTGACAAAGCTAATTACTTTGCTTTTAAAGTGGATGATATTGAGGAAGCTCATTCGCATATTAACTTTCAACAGTTAGCATCTGATAGAGCAGCCTATAGACTAGCCGACCAATTTGACCAAGATGTACTTGGTTATATGTCAGGTTATAAGCAATCATCTATACATGGTGCTCCAGACACAGCTAATACAACTACTAATGGTAGTGTAGCTGTTTCAACAGCAGGTTCTGACGAACTCTTATCTTCAATGAAAATTGATGCTGAAGACTTCGGTGGTTCTGCTGGAGATGCTGTGGCTATCTTACCAAGAACAGGTGGAGCTACTACTGCTGCTCCTGCTAATGGAGATAGAAACCCATTGACAGTGATTGCTAGAATGTCAAGACTACTAGACCAACAGAATGTTGATACTAACGGAAGATGGTTAGTGTTAGACCCTGTATTTATTGAAGTACTAAAGGATGAGGACACAAGATTGTTTGATGCAGACTTTGGTGGTTCAGGACTACAGAATGGTTTAGTTCTTAATAACCTACACGGATTTAAAGTGTATCAGTCAAATAACCTACCAAGTATAGGAACAGGACCATCTAATACAGGTGCGAACAGTTCTACAAACTTTGGTATTATTGTTGCTGGTCACTCTTCATCTATAGCTACTGCTGAGCAAATCAACAAGACAGAGACTTATAGAGACCCTGATTCTTTTGCTGATATTGTTCGTGGTATGCATTTGTATGGTAGAAAGATTCTTCGCCCTGAAGCAATCTGTACTGCCGCTTACCACTTAGCATAGGGAGATTGAATTATGGCGAATATTACTGCTGTTCTTAAAGCCGCTTCTGGCAACTCCCAGAGAGGTCGTAATGTATATTACATGGATAATGTTATTGACTTAACTGCTAATAGCATTAATCCAAACGGTGATACCATTCAAGCTATCACAGTTCCAGCTAATACTCTTGTTGTAGCTGCAGGTCTTCAGGTTGTAGAAAGTGCAACTCAGAATACTGGCACAGATGCAACAGCATCACTTGGTTTCACAGGTGGTGACGTTGATGAGTTTGTTGCAACTTTTGATATTGACGGTGCTGCCGATGGTGCTTATGCTCCTCAGATTGCAATCACAGGTTTGACTGCTTCTACTTCTGCTGACACTATTGACGTGTTATTAGCAGGTGGTGGTGCATCATTTACTGCTGGTAAAATACGTGTGTATGCAATGATGATGGATATAAGCGACCAAGGTGACATGTCTGCTGACGAAGTTGACAGAGACACTTTAGCTTAAATCATATATAAGGGAGCAGGGCAACTTGCTCTCTTATCTTTATAGGAATTACTATGGCAGAAACTTACCTAACACTAACAAATAAAGTAATAGCAAGGTTGAATGAGGTTGCACTAACTTCGTCAACTTTTTCTAGTGCTAGGGGTATACAAGTTCAATGCCAAAACGCAGTTAATGAAGCTATACGATATATAAATCAAAAAGAGTTTCAATACCCATTTAATCATGCTACAGATACAGAAGTACTGACAGCAGGAGTTGTAAGATATTCTGTACCTACTACAACTAAAACAGTAGATTATAATACGTTTAGAGTTATTAAAGATTCTGACTTAGGTATTACAGGTGGCAGATTAAAAATACTAAATTATAATGACTATGTAAATAATTTTATTACACAAGAAGATGAAATAAATACTACAACAACTAGTACAACACATACAGATAGTGTAACAACTATAACTGTTTCGAGCACAACAGGTTTTGACAGTGCAGGTACTTTGTTTATAGGCAACGAGCAAATTACATATACAGGTACTACAAGTACTACATTTACAGGATGTACTAGAGGTGCAAATAGCACAACAGCAGCCACTATAGCGAGTGGAATAACTGTAACACAGTTTGATGGTGGTGGCATCCCTGAATTTGTTGTTAGAACACCTGACAATAATTATTTATTATATCCATTTCCCATTAAAAGTGTCACAATTAAATTTGACTATTATACATTTCCAACAGATATGTCTGCTCATGGCGATACTACAACTGTACCTGATAGATTTGCAGCAGTTATAATAGATGGTGCTACTGCCTTTGTATATCAGTATAGAGGTGAGACACAACAATATCAATTAAACTTTGGTAGATTTGAGCAAGGTATTAAAAATATGCAGACATTATTAATTAATAGATTTGATTATGTAAGGTCAACATATATTCCACAGTCAGGTTCAGGCAGTAACAGTTCAACGTTAAATTTAAGGGTAAGTTAATATGGCAGATTTGTCACAAACTTCTCCTTCAGCCTTTAACTGTGAAGGTGGCTTAGTCTTAAACAAGTCTACATTTATGATGCAACCGGGTGAAGCATTAGAGTTGAGAAACTTTGAACCTGCTGTTGAGGGTGGATACAGAAGAATAAATGGCTTCTCAAAGTATGTGTCAGCAGTTGTACCCTTTACATCTAGTTCTTCTGAAAAGGTACTTATGGTAGCAACCTTTGGTGATGTAGTATTAGCAGCTAGAGGTACTAGTATATTTAGTGCAACTCCGGGTGGTTCATCATGGACTAGCAGAGATAGTGGTAGAACAGGTGCATTAAAGTATAACTTTGAACGGTTTAACTTTGATGGTACAGATAAGATAATAGTAGTAGATGGTGCAAATGCACCTACAGTATTTAACTCTAGTTTAGCTGCAACAGATGTAAGTGACAGTTCTGTGTCAGGCTCTAAGTTTGTGGTATCTCATAGAAATCATATGTTCTATGCAGGTAAATCAACAACTAAACAAGAAGTTGTATTTAGTGAACCTTTTAATGAAGATGGTTTTAGTAGTGGTCAAGGAGCAGGTAGCTTCAAGGTAGACGATGAAATAACAGGGATTAAAGTTTTCCGTGATGACTTATTTATATTTTGTGAAACTAGAATATTTAAACTGACAGGTAGTTCAAGTGCTAACTTTTCAGTAACAGACGTAACAAGAGACATAGGATGTATCAACGGTGATACAATCCAAGAATTTGCAGGTGACTTAATATTCTTAGGTCCTGATGGTTTAAGAACCATTGCAGGTACAGCAAGAATTGGTGACGTGGAATTGGGTACTATAAGTGCTAATGTGCAATCTATCTTTAATGATAACATAGCTAGTGCATCAGAGTTTGATTCAGTAGTTATAACAGATAAGACACAATACAGAATATTCTTTACCAAATCAAGTGTTGGTGAGAATCAAACTAAAGGTGTCATATGTGTGCTCAAAGGACAGAAGTTTGAGTTCTCTGAAATACAAGGCATAAGACCTGCTTGTACAGATAGTTTTGTATCAGAAGGTAATGTAATAGTTTTACATGGTGCGTATTCAACAGGGTACATATATAGACAAGAATCAGGTAATACCTTTGATGGTTCAACAATACTAGGTCGTTATAGAAGTCCTGACTTAACATTTAATGACCCGGGAATAAGAAAGCATATGCAAAGGGTTATAGTAAACTATGAACCTGAAGCAGCAATAGATGCTGACTTGTTTGTTAGATATGATTATGAAGATAAGGATTCCCCAAGACCTTCAGCATATCCATTAGATTCAGAAGATGTTGTTGCTATATATGGTACATCAGTTTATGGAGTACCTACATATGGTGGTGCAACACAGCCACTAGTTAGACAGGCAGTAGAAGGTTCAGGATTTGCTGTTGCATTAAGAGTAAATGATGGTGGTGAAACTGCACCTTATTCACTTAAAGGTTTTCAGTTAGAATATCAGTTAGGAGCTAGACGTTAATGGGTGATACATATACAAGACAGTCCTCGTATACAGATGGAGACGTAATAACTGCAGCTCATACCAATAATGAGTTCAATCAGTTATTAGCCGCCTTTGCCGCAAGTACAGGACACTCACATGATGGTACAGCAGGTGAAGGTGGTGCTGTTACTAAACTACTTAGTAATGCACTTACATTTGGAGCAGGTACAGCAGGTACAGATATAACTATTACATTTGATGGTGAATCAAATGATGGTGTAATGAAATGGATGGAAGACGAGGACTATTTTGAATTTAGTGATGACATACTTATTGCTTCTACAGAGAAGTTACAATTCAGAGACACAGCTATATACATCAATTCAAGTGCCGATGGACAACTTGACATTGTCGCAGACACAGAAGTACAAATAGCCGCCACAACTGTTGACATAAATGGTGCAGTAGATGTATCAGGCAACTTAGCTGTAGGTGGTAATCTTGTTGTAACAGGTACTACTACATTCAACGGTGGCACACTCACACTAGGAGATAGTGCTAGTGACAATGTTGTATTTGGTGCAGACGTAGATTCTAGCATTATACCTGACGATGATGATACCTATGACTTAGGTTCTTCTAGTCAGCAATGGAGAAACTTATATGTAGACGGTACTGCATATGTAGATACATTAGATTTAAATGGTACTGCTATAACATCAACTGCAGCAGAACTAAACATAATAGATGGTGGCACAGCAGCTAGTTCTGTAACTATAGTAGATGCAGACAGACTAGTACTTAATGATGATGGTACTATGAAGCAGATAGCTGTAACAAGTTTAGCTGCTTACTTAGATGATGAAATAACTGCAATGCCTAATCTTACATCTGTAGGAACACTAGGTACACTTACTGTAGACAACGTAATTATAAATGGTACAACCATTGGACATACTAGTGATACAGATTTAATTACTCTTGCAAGTGGTTCTGTAACAATAGCAGGTGACTTGACCATATCAGGTGATGACTTGACTATGGGTACAAACACAGCAGGTCATTTATTAATAGCTGATGGTACAAACTTTAATCCTACACCTGTAACAGGTTTATCCGAAATATCTACAGTAGCTAATGATGATGTATTTCTAGCAGTAGACACTTCAGGTGGTGGACTTAAAAAGATTACTAGAAGTGCAGTCGTTGCAGGACTTGCTACATCTAGTGCCATATCAAATGTATCAGAAGACAGTACTCCACAACTAGGTGGTGACTTAGATGTAAATGGCAATGACATTGTTTCTGTATCAAACGGTAACATTGCAATCACACCTAACGGAAGTGGTGTTGTAAGACTAGATGGTAATGTAGATATTCAAAGTGGATTGATTGACCTAAAGAATAGTGGTGCAGTCTCTAAGATTAAGTTCTACTGTGAATCAAGTAATGCACACGCACAGACAGTACAAGGTGCTCCACACTCAGAGAGTGCTTCTAATACTTTAACACTACCAAGTACAGGTGGTAATGCTACTTTAGTATCTGCAAGTTCAACTGAAACATTAACAAACAAAACATTAACAGACCCTGTAATAACAAACATGACAGGTTCTACAATAACATTAGATTCTGCTGGAGATATTATATTAGATGCAGATGGTGCTAACATTGTATTTAAAGATGGTGGCACGTCAATACTTGACATAGCTAACAACTCTACTGATGTAGAACTTACTGTAAGCACTGCTGATAAAAACTTTCTTATTAAGGGAACAGATGGTTCTAGTGCTATAACTGCTCTTGACATAGACATGGCTCTTGCAGGTAAAGCAACCTTCAATGGTGATGTTGTCGTAGGTGGTGGCTTAACAGTCAATGGTACAACAACTACAGTAAACAGTACAACAGTAACAGTAGATGACCCTATCTTTACTATAGGTGGTGATTCTGCTCCGGGTTCAGATGATAACAAAGACAGAGGTATTGAGTTTAGATACCACAATGGTTCTGCAGCTAAAGTAGGTTTCTTTGGATTTGATGACAGTGCAGGTAAGTTTACATTTATACCTGATGCAACTAATTCTTCTGAAGTCTTTAGTGGTACAGCAGGTACAATAGTAGCTAACCTTGAAGGTAACGTAACAGGAACATTACAAACTGCTGCTCAATCTAATATAACATCACTAGGAACATTAACAACATTAACTGTTGACAATGTAATAGTTAACGGAACTACTATAGGTCACACAGATGATACAGACTTAATAACACTCGCTAGTGGTGTGGCTACTATAGCAGGTGAAGTGTCTATGACTACACTTGATATTGGTGGAACAAATGTAACATCTACTGCAGCAGAGTTAAACATCATGGATGGTGACACTAGTGCAACAGGCACTACGCTTGCAGATGCTGACAGAGTAGTGACTAATGATAATGGAACAATGAAGCAAGTAGCATTAACAGATGTCAAGACTTATTTGAGTAGTGCAGGTTTTTCACAAGAAGACCCTACAGCATTGGCTATTGCCCTTGGTTGATGCAGATTTTTCTTGACAAATGAAGCAAAACCGAGTATAATTATATAAAAGGAAAAAGAAATGGCAAATACATTTAAAACAGTTACATTTGCGGCTGAACCTGCATCTTCAGGTACACCCTATGTAATGTATACAGCAGCAGGAAGCACCACAACTGTTGTTTTAGGTTTAGTTCTAGCAAACATACACACTGCTCAAGTCACAGCAACAGTCAGACTAGTTAGTGACACAGGTAGTAGAGGTGGCTCAAACAACGTAACCAACGGAACGAGTATCATAGTAAA